CTAGATCATATGTAAATGGTTCAGCACCTGCTGCATTGAAATATCTAAAACAAATACTTGGTAGTTCATATGCTTTGTGATAGTCTGCCAATGCTTTTTCTATGACTACTTTACTAAACCCGTATGGACTTAATGGATTTGTTGGGGAAGTTTCACTGATAGGAGAATCATCAACATTACCATATACACTGGCGCTGCTGCTGAATAATACTAGTGGTTTGGTACTTAAATCTTTTAAATAGTCTAATAGTTTTATTGTTTTTGCTATATTATTGTCATAGTATTCTGATGGATTTGAAATACTTTCCCCAACTGAACTACTACCAGCACAATGAATAATTACATGTGGTTCTAGTGATTCTATCCACATCAAACTTTGTTTACTTGAAAAATCGTCTATCAAATAACCATTGACATTGACTAATGTGTTATCTCTTCTTTGTTTATCAATAACAAATATCTGAGTTTTTTCATTGTCTTTTTTTAAAGCACGAGCGATGTGACTACCAATGTAGCCACAACCACCAGTTATAACGATTCGCTTCATTATTTGTTTCTTTTAAACCTAGAATCATCGGTTTTTTGTTTAGTTTTCTTTTCATAATTACGCCATACCCAACTGCTTCTATTGTATAAATCTCCCTCATTGAATGGGGCTAGTTCCATTCTACAATAGTCATGAAATTTTTCTAGATCATCAAAAATTTTCACGATATCTGGGTTATTTTCAAAGTAAGCGTAACCACGATAATTTTTAGGCATTTTATTTTCCTTGCGTTGTTGATAGTTGATATATTATTAAATTATTGCTTGAAAGTCAAATATTTTAGTCATCACCATGAATTTGTTCATGGTCATATTCCCACTGGAGTTTTGTAAGTCTAGAAATTTCATCCTTGTATTGAAGTTTTTTCTTCTTTAATTCGGATAATTTATCAACCTCTACGTGGGGATGATTTCTCTCCATGTCGGCAATTTGTTTATCCAACACTCGGTGGGATGCTTCAAGTGTGCGAATTTTTTCTTTATACACTGGTTTCTCCAAAAAAATTTATAGTGTTAATTAATCCATAATCATAATCATAGAATTTTCTTAAAGTTGCTACTCTTTGATAATCACGATTGATTATAAACTGGATTATTTCTTTCAATAACTTTTTTCTTCTTCCTGTAGAATTTCCACTATCCGAAGAATTTACTTTTTCGGCATTTGCCAAATCAACTTTATACCCCAACTCATTTAAAAGTTTAGTAAAATTTATATTAAATTTATTATCAATGAATAGTGGTTTGCAGTTGTTTAAATCTACACCATTTAAAAAAACCACTTGCTGCTCTGTGTGATCATCAAATGTTGTATGTTTTAACATTAAATCTATACCAAGTTTTTCTCCAAGAATTGGCCAAAAATCAAATGCATTTGGATTTGAAACCAAATGATCTATACAATCCATGTGATACATAAAAAGATATTCTACTATTCCACTAACCCATCGTTCTATTGGATCACGCAGTGCAAATAAAGAAGTTAAGTTTTTATGATCATAAAAATTAGAATGGTACCAGCCAAGTTCGGATAAATGTTTTACTATGAAACTACTAGAATTTTTTGGAATTTTAATAAAAAAATATTTGTTATCTGGGCTAATCAAACCATCACCCAATTTATGTCCATGATTAACCCAAATGTTCTGCCAGTTAACAGTTACCGTATCTTTATAAAAAGATACAAATTCATCATTCATTATGTTTTAGCAGGGAATGTATATGTGTAAGTTGCAAGACCACTATCAACAGTTATTTGTGCTGCGCCAGCATCACTGAACCTAACAATTTTATCTCCAGACAGTGCAAGTACTCCAATAAATGCATTGACAGGCCATGCCCATGGTTTAGAAATAGTGCCACTAACATCAGATGCAAATACAAAATTTCCAGCGTGTGTTGATTGTGTTCCAAAATAAAACACTAAGTTGTTTTTTTCTGTACGAGCAATAAATGTAGTTTCTTCACTATTTGCCTGTGCTTGAAAACGCATTCTTTGAATTGCCGCCACAGATGGTTCAATTTCTACTCCCCAACTAGCTCCTTTAAATGTCACTGATTTACTAAGATCACTTACTACAGATGGTGCCATTAATCTATAATCATTTTTAAAGTCACCAACTTTGTTTTCAAAATGAATTCCCTCTGGTTGTCTTACTGGAGGATCATCTTGTGTCATACGTGCATTAATTGATATTTTTGCATCTTCTTTGTATTCTGGAATGTTTAGAATTGTATTAAGTTTATTTAAATTGGGCATACCAAATGTGCCAATAAACTCAGGCACTGGATTGTGAAACTTTGCTTTTAAAATGCAAATACGATCATCACCAACTGCATCTATAATTGTTTCTGAATCAGTGCCTGTCACTTTTGCCAGACTGATAAAACCCAAACTATGGGTGTGCTTAACTATATCTAATAGATAATCTTTCATAAATTCTCCTATGTTTTGTGATTATAAAATGTTAATTACTGATTGTCAATTATTAAAATGAACAATTTTACACATTACCTGATGTGCTTTTACCGTTTTTAGAATTCCTGGTTTTCTAATTTCAATCCAACTAGTTGATGGTTCAAAATCTTGTGCCATTACTACTTCATACCCCATACTTTCACACATTGGTACTAACATACTTTTTGGTACATATGTCATAAAATATGATTCTGCTAGTGCGGCTGCAGCAGGTAAATCTGCATTGTTGTAGGTGAAAATCATACTGCCGCCAGGTCTTAACCAATCAAACGATTGTTTTAAATATTGTTTTATACTATCAAAGCTTAGATAGTTAAAAAAATTATAACTAAAAATAAATCCAAATTGATTTTTTGGTAGGCCATAAATCTTATAATCTTGAATTAAATATTTTCTAATTCTTGCTTGATATTCTGGAGTAAACTGGCTACATGTAGAATCAAAAAAATCATTATGAATATCCGCAATATATAATGGATCACTTGCTACTAGATGTTTAGTCCACTCACCATCTCTGCAGCCTATTTCTAATGCTGGATATTTCCAAGTGCTATGAATATTAATTCTATTTTTTAATAGTAAATCAACTCCTTCTGGGATTCTCATTACCCTAACTTTTCTTATATTTTCTGGATTTGTATACCTGAGTTCTGTTTGGTAATTTTCTTCAAAAAATTTACTAGATAAGCTGTGTATATCTAAATTAATTTCATTAATTAGTTGTTGTACACGTTGGGTATCTGCTTCTAAGTAAGTTATTATTTTAGAGTGTTGTTCTGCTATTTCTTCTATGGCTGTGCCATATTCTGGATCAGACGTAGAAGTTAAATTGACTAAATTGGTGCTATTTTTTGCAAGCTCATCCCTGATTACTGATAAATCAATCGCTTTTTGAAGTTCATTTCGTAAACTTACTAGTTCTTGCAATTTCATTGAATAGCACCATAATATACATCCTTATTTAGTCAAAAGAAAACAGCATATCAAAAGTGCTTTTAATATCAGTATAACTTGGTATATCCCACTCCAGAACACCTAATAGGTTTTCTACCTTCTGGTTTACAATAGTCCCTTCCATTGCATCATTATCAAACGGTAATTCCTTGAACCATGCTGGTAAGTGGGATTCATCAATGGGGTATCCTACACTAGTATACCCAATAGGATTATCTTTTAATTTGCAGACAATAGTTTTCATGCCATCCACTATGGCGATAGAATAATTGTCTCCATGCATTTTTCTCAATCTATTCCAATTGATTGCCGCACGTACATGTCCTGGCATATTGGCTTTGCCTAAACGTTCTTCTTCCTTAGTATATTTGGTCAAGTTGTTCACACGCTTGGGTGTACCTTTTTCCCATGCAGGACGTTCTTTAAATTCTAATTTAAATTCACGAACTTTTTCATATACATCTTCTTTTTTTGCACCAGTAAGAACATCAAGTAATAGTTCACTTAAAAAATCTTGAACTACTTTTGGTGTATCTGCACGTTTTAGATCAAGCCCCATGGCTTTTACTTTGCCTGGCTTTCCATGTGTATCTAATCTCTTGCCTTCTAGATCATAAATTAACACAGCATAACGTTTTTTCTTTATGAATAGTCCCTTGCTAGCAACAAGTTCTCGCCCACCTTTGATGAGCGAACCCATCGCTCTTGGTACGTGACAGGCTCGTTCCATAAATCCAGGAAAACTTTCATTGACTTGATCTGCAATGCTATCGTAGAGTTGGGCACAGATGTCTTTGTTCCATTCCATTCTACCTGCTTCAACTTCTGCTCTAACTGCTGGCCAAGCTGTAAAATAGCATGAGTCAGTGTCGCCATAGATGATACTCTCACCCACATGGTCATAATTTCCTGTGATGCACTCGTTGATATAAGCATCCATGTGTTTAGCGATGACTCGTCCAGTAAGAGTAGTAGATTGACCAATCCTTTTATCGAAAAATCTACAGTGTGGGTTAAGGATTGCTCCGTAGAGACTGTTAAGGTTAATCTTTTTGACCAATTGGCGTTTGTCCCAAAATGCTTTGTCTTCATCGGTTGTAGCCTCATTCTTTTTCTTTTGCAATTCTTTACGCTCTGCATACCAACGTTCTAGTAAGCCAGGTACAACTGCTTTATTTTCATAACTAAAAATTGTTCCATTGGCAGAAAGCATCCATGGTTTGTTACTATTAAAAATCATTTGCCAAATATCAGCGGCACTTTTTACTTCACTTTTATTTTTATCTTTATCTGTGCTAGTTTCCCAATCAATTGTGATTTCTGTTGTGCGTTCACAATTCATAACGGCGGCGTACTCTAAACTTCCAAACAATCCGTCCCATGCCTCTGCAAAACTCATTCCACTATCCATGCGTTGTTTAATAAACGCATCTGTCATTATTGGTCTAAGTTGTCCAACAATTGACTCTTGTGCCATGTTAAGAGAACGGATTGCTGATGGGTAAAGTGAGTTGATGTCAATTGCGCCGATCCAGTCGTGCATTCCCTTTTTGGGAGTAGCAACATAGGCACCTGCGGCTTGATTATCTGCGTTTTCTTGTGCGTCACTTCTTTTCTTGTTAGGTACAATTAAACCTCTCTGATGTGCTTCGTTGATAATTGCTTGTTCGGTAACTGCCACTGCTCCCATAGTAGTTTGCAATAGTACAGTGTTATCGTGTGCAAGTTCATTTGCTAAATCTAGAAATCTTAATTTTTTATCTAATTTTGCTAACAACATTGTATCTTGTCTGTTATAGTCAATAAACTTAGGAAAGTCTTTGTTGTATAATTGATCAAGAGTACCTTCATACGCCAATTTTCGTTCTTCTAATTCATACTCTCCGATAGCATCCAGTGAATACGAATGTCTTTCTTCATATGTATACTTGCGATAGAGTTGCATATAGTCCATATGTACACGACCAATTAAATCATATGTAACTTGTTCTGCACCAAAACGTTCAAATATTCTTTCTTTTGGATATTGTTCCCATAGGCATAAACGACGTGTATCGTCCTTACTCAAAACCCTTGTGATTCTTCTAACCGTGTATGGAATATCAAACCCCTCTGAGTTCCAGCCACTCAAAATGTCAGCTTCATCAATTATGTCTAAAAAAGCTTTTAGTAAATCTTCTTCACGATCAAATAGAAAGCAGTTAGAATATTGATCACAAATTTCTTGTGCAGTTTCCCAACTGTATGTTTTTGGTGGTAACACTAATGTGATCAAATTGTCTTTGTCAAGCCAATCCAAGTATAATGAAATTGCTGTTATTGCATTGAATGGATCTTCTGGTGGACTAAATCCACGTGTTGGATCAAAGTCAACCTCAATATCAAAGAATGCAGTTTGTAATTTTGGAGAATCAATTCCAAGATAATTCTTTTCTAAACAGCGGAATACTGGATTTACATCTGATTCCCATAATTTTTTGTTAGAATGAATTCGTAATTCTTTTTGGAACTCTTTTCCATTTGATGTGGAAAACTTGGTAACTGGCGTACCATATACCGTTCTTTGTTTTCCTTTTGGATCATCGTAATAGAACACATATTCTGCTGGATATTCTTTGTAGTCACGTCTTCCATTTTTACGTTCTACAACATGAATAGTGTCTTTTTTCTTATCAAATAATGCGTCAATGTAACTCATATTATTGTAATAGTAACCTACTAAATCCAACCATGTCAATAGTACTTAGTAGTATATAGTTTGCTAACATGCCTACACTTTTCCGTGTCCATGCTGCCCACGAATAGAGCAAACAACCAGATATCCAACAAGGATATAAAATCATAAATGGTGGATTTGGCACTGTTAATGCAAATGTAAGCGCACAGCCAACGCTGAGTGCCCACGCTAATACCTCAATAAAAAATCGGATTTTGTTGCTGCGCCAATCATCTTCTATCCAATTAAAAATTTTAAAAATTAAATCATTCATATTATTGCATTCAAAAAGTTAGTATATGTATCGGTGTTTCGTAGTTTTGCTAGTGTAGTAATGTTATGGGTTTGAATTTTTTCTAGTTCATAGGTATTAAAATCATAGTGGCGCACTTTTTTAACTAAGTCAATTACTGCATCCATTCTAGATTCTAACTCCATAATATTATCATATGATTCATCAAATATAGAACTGCATGTTTTAAAACCCATGCTATGTAAAAATTTTAAAAATTTTGGTGTTCCCATTACAATAAATGGATGCCCCAATATTAAACACTTTAGCGTCTTTTCTGTTACATGGTATTCTTCTAATTCTGCTTCGGTTTCTACAATTAAACTAAAATTTGTTTTTTTAAATAAATCCATTTTAGTAAAGTAGCTTAAATTGTATGAATGGTTGCAGCTAGCTAATTGAACATTTTTATAAAATTTTTGTTCAAATTCTTCAACTGAATTTGCACGTGAATATTCTATATCTAAATCTAATAAATCTTGATTTCCAATACATTTTCCATAATAACTTGTTAGGGTATTAGTTAAGTCAATAGTTTGTAACTTTTTGACAAAAGTATCACGCCATTCTTTTCCACGACCAATTAAACATAGAAAATCATAAGTTGGATTATAAGAACCCAACATACTCAAATCCATTAAATGATGATATAAATCTGATCTATTTGTTAACCTATTCTGAGAATCTATTATATCCCATGATACGTAAATCATCTCATATTCAAAATCAAACTTATACTTCTCTGTATCCCACCATGATTCTGAAAGAATAATATATTTTTTAGCTAAATCCAATCTACCATCATTGACTAATTTTTTAACTTGTCGCAGAGTTTCTATTACTAATATTGTAGTATCGGTAAATTGATAATCGTGTGGTTGGTCAAGTTCAAAAAAATCATATATCACCATAGTTGGGTCATCTGTAAAAACAAACCCAACTCGCTGGTGATTATGAAGTATTTCTTGAATTGATTGATAACACTCAACGTGATCCAAAAAACTCTTTAGGAAATTACAACCAAAAGAATCTTTATCTGGACCAACTTTTACAGCACGAATCAAAGAGTTTTGCCCACTGTTTCTAGAATAGTGTTTAGTTCTTCGTGATCTGCATTCTCGTCTGTGAGTTTTGATTTGTGGGCAATTTTAATTGCTTTTTTGAGAATAGCAGGTTTGATTTCCATTTCTTCAGCGATTGCCTTTATTGTGTCATTTAAACCTGCGGTCAAATCTTCTACTTCCTGCAGAACATTCATACCTTCATTGATAATTTGTGTTAGTTTTGCTTTTTGATCAGACGAAAACATTCTTGATGTCATTTAAGACTCCTATAGTTGAAAGTGATATTATAGAAAAAAACTAAAAGAAAAGCAACTAGTATTTGCTCACTTTTATCTTCGGGATAGGGCAGCAGCCGCCCCTTTCACGGTCCTAAGGCGAAAGACTATTTAAGTGTTGAGCGTAGCATCCAGCTATGTTTGGCGTGTGCATCTTGTCTATCTGCCAAGAAATTGGACAAACCATGTTCACCCAATTCTTCTGCTGCACGAAAGACTATTTTAAACATTTCTTGTAATTTTTCAGAATCTTGGAGTAATTCTGAAACCATTGCCTCTGGGGGTAGTATTTGTGTTTCATCGTCCACCATAGATAAAACACTGAATCTTTGAAATGATGCTGGTGTATAAGCCCCAATTTTACGAATGTTTTCTGCGAATGGGTCTAAATTGTCTTGCACTTCTGAATATATGGTATCAAATAATGCATGAAATTGCTGGAAGTGTATACCTTCTACGTTCCAGTGGAAGTTTTGTGCCTTTACCATAAAAGCATATTCGCTGGCAAAGGCTATTTTAAGGGCTTTTTGTAGTGGTTCCATAATACTATTTATGCAAAATTACCTATAAAAGGTAGGTTCTCGTACCAGTGCTTTTTTGGCAACTTAAAATTTTTAATCCCATATAAGTTTACAATTTCTCTAATTTGATTATTGTACATTTTTTGGAATCTTTTTTGGAAATATGGCTGATATGCCTCTTCTTGTAAACTAGTATAATCATGCTGGAGTCTGTAACATAGTCTGTCTTTTATGTCACCCAATCTTCGGTGTAAAGTAATTGAATTATCAAATAAAAGCATATCATCATTGTTTTTGTACCAATGATCATAGGTGTACTTTTCGGTAAACAAATTATCATTTATTTCCTTGAGAACTGCATCACTTTCCTGCTTAGTCATCCCTTTAACACCAACTATAGTATTAATTGAATAATGCAACCCTACAAGACCACCAGGACTTTTAATGACTAGTGGTATTTCTGAATCTTCTGGGCACATGTTTAGATACATGGCTGCATCTTGGTCACCATTCAAGCCAGGATTAATTTTGCCAGGAGTGAAACTATGAATCATCACCATTTCATTAAGTTCACTTCTAAAACTATTTGAAACCGATTCATAATAATCTGGAGTAGTTACAAATCCAGTTGCACTTCCAATTACATTTTGCTTTGCTAATAGACACACTCCAGGCGTAGCAGTTAGTGTGCCAGATTCATTACTGTGCCAAAGCAATTCACCTTCTGCAAAAAACCCTTTTGGGTTTCCTTCTTCATCATAGCCACCACAAACACGAGCAACTACAAAATTATTAGAAGTAACTTCGTGAGTACTAAAAATGACTTCTATAACTTTTACGTCAATGGGGTCTAGTAATTCACTTTTACTTCTTGCCAAAAGAACAATTTCTTGCCAAGTCAATGAATACTTTTTCATCAAGAATGATCTTAAACTGTGTCTTGTTTCGCCAAATAAATTGATTAGTTCACTTTGTTTATCTACACTACAATTACTTTTTCTTATAATTGTAACAAGATTTTCCATGTGTAGATTGCCTATTTCCATCCATTCTTCATCAGAAATAGTTTCTAGATTGACATCATCAATAAAAATGCCAAATCTACCAAGTCCAGGTATTTTAGAGATTTTCATACTGTATATTATAACTTAGTTAATTAACCTTGTCCACGACTTTTTTTGAAAGATTGTCGTTGACTTTTATTCATTGAACTTGTTTTTGCACGACCACCACCCTGAGAAGTACGTTTTTTGACATGACTTATTTTGGAACCCGAAGTTGAACCTTTGACTGCCATTTTTTTCTCCTTGAATTATTTTTGATTTCTCATTGCCCACTGCAATAATGTACCAATTTGTTTTCCTTGATACGGTGCTTCCATCCTACTAAAACCCATATTTTCAATAGCAATTGGAATACTTGGGTCTGCTCCACTCTTAATAATTCTACGTGCCAATTCTGAAATCATTGCTGATGATCCTTTATCATGAGGATCCATTGCTGGTGTTCCTTTGATAGATATTATTGGTTCGCCACCAAATCTAACAAAAGTTAAACCACCTTCTGCATCATATGCATTTAAATCTTTTACTAAAAAACTGTGATGATAGTCTGCGTCAGCCGCTTGTGTTTGTGTGAACGTTTCAAATTTATGGTCTGGTGACAAGTAACCAATGAAAGCAGCATCTGGTATTATTTTTCTATTTGAATACTCCGCTGCGTTTTCAGTAATTACTTCTTTAATTTTCATTTTTTTGACTTATTGCCCCAATTTTTTGCACCAGCCTTGCGACACTTAACTAATGCACCACTAGCATATGCACTTGGCCAAATTTTATATCTAGATTTTACTTTGTGATAGCATGCATCTTTTTCTTCTGCAATCATTTTATCACTGTATGCTACCCCACCACATTCTGGACATTTTTGTTCTTCTACTGATTCATACCCATGACGCTGCATTGATTCTACATAATTATCTATGTCTTCGTTGGTTACTTTTGGTTTTTTACCAGCTTTTTTCATTGAGATAGCAATTGCTGCTCGTTGTGCATCATTGGTTGCTTCTTCTACACCCTCTTTACCATATTCTGGGTCTTTTAATTTGCGCAACGCTCTTGGTAAATCTTTTTTAGTAATACGATGTGCTTTGTCGTAATTTGTTCTAGCCATTGCTTTTGCTGCGTCTATTCTTTTTGGAACATAGCTTTTGATAGTATCTTTGCTAAGTTCATCCAATTCCTGTTCTTCTGGGATTTTTCTGTCATATGCACGTTGTGCACGTGCCAATCCACGATCATCAGGAAAATCATGTGGCTTGCTTGGTGTATTTTGTGGTTCGCCTTGAATACCACCCATTTGTTTTACATTAACAACATTTTTATTTCTTTTTGCCCCGACACGATCCCAATCAATGTCATCACTGGAAAAATTTAATTTTTCAGAAGTGCCATCATCAAAGGTAACTAGATAGGTATAGTATTCGCCTGGATACAATCCCTCACCCAATTGTTGATTGTCATCATCTGGATAATCTATATTATCTTGTATTTCTTCAATTTCCATTTCAATAGTATATTTTGCACGTCTTACTAAAAGATCGTCCAATGAATATATTGCAGATTCTAACTGATTGTTTGCTTCATATACAGCATCAAATGCATCTTTAATATCAAAATCTTCTATATATGACTTAAATGGGGTTATCAATTCAGTTGCTTGTGCTAAAATCTGTCTAACAGTATCATCATATTTTATTTGTCTTGTGATGCCCTGTAAATTTCTTGCAGCCGCTTCTAGTTCGTATAATACGTTTTGTAAATCTTCTATATGCTGCTGTGGAGTTTTTTGTTGTGCAACCTTACCCATCATTTGTTGGAACTTAGGATCATCAGTTGGTGCCTCATCTATTTTTTTAATTGATTTTAAATGTTTTTTTGACACTACACTGACGTGAGTTTTTTCTGTACCTTTGTCTTTACTAGAATGTACATTTGGTTCATGGCTTGTTGTTCTATAAACTACAGAACCATTATCATTCTTTCTATCAAACGTTCCTTGATATGTTCTACCTTTACTAGTCGTGACTTCTACCTTATCACCAGATTTTAAATCTTCTGATTCATTGATATTCTTTTTATTAAACATATCATTTATAAACATGATTTTCTCTCTTAACTTACTGCTGCTCTTGCTGCCGCTAATTGTTGTGTTAAATCTTCTATTTGTGATGTGATGCCAAGTCTTTGATCTTGTAATTGTTTCATCGTTGCGGCTTTTTCTTGTGGACTAGCACCCTGTGGGAATTGAGTCATTAAATCAGCCATTTGATTTCGCAATCCAAAAATTTGTGCCTTTAGTCCATCAACTTGTGCTTGTGCTTGATCTTTTTGCTGGTCTTGTTGCATTCTTGCTGCTGCTACTTCTTTTGGATCAACGCCAACTTCACTTGGTATTACTGTACCGGGAGCACCATACTCAGCAACAAACTGTTCAAACTCTTCTTTTAATGATGATTTTTCATCACAGATACATTTGCTCTTAACACGATCACATGCATCACAATATTCTTCATTTTCTTCTACACTTTCAGAACAACCACCTACTAGACGACCAGCATAAGGATGCTTTTTACCACCACCTTTTTTAGGCATTGGTTCACTACCACGAACTTGATCACCTGGCTTTTGACCAACTGCTTGTCCAGCAAATGACATCTTTTCTAATAGGTCACGCATGTTACTCATTAATAAACGCCTTTACCAACCTGAACATTTTGTTTTTTCATAGCGTTGCCTAATTTTTTTGGCTTACCAGTACCTGGCTTTCCACTACCACCACTCATACTAATAGCAACACTTGATGCACCCATACCACCTGCGCTGGCATCTTCTTTAACTTGTTTTTTTGCTGCTTGTAATTCTTTCTGAGTAGCACCTGCTTTACGTGCTGCTTCAGCATCTTTTGAACTTCCAGACTTGGCATATTTTGCCAATAGTTCTTTTCTTGTCCCACCCTTGCTTTTTGGATTATAATCAGTAACTCCAGTGGTTTCAGCAATCATTTGTTCAATGGCAAAGTCCATGGCAGATTCACTAAATTGAACCATTTGACTTTCTTCTCCATGAACTTCTTCATGTTCAAGATATTCAGTGACGGTACGTAGATAGTCATTAGCTAGTGTAATCTTTTCACTGACCCAACCATCTAAATTTGGCATATCTTTTAATAATCTGTGCAATTTAATTGCATATTGTGCCGCATTATAGCAGTCTGCACGTGCCATCTGAACTTCGTGGTCAACATGCATATCATCTGCTTCTTGGGCTATTTGGCTAGTTTCTGTAATAAAATCTGTAGTTTTCATTGGTTTACCTCGGTATTATTGTATTTATTAGTTCCTGACTATAAAAGTCCAATGTTTTCCTTCTGGATCATCATAGTTAGGGTGCTGCATTATTTGGTTATTATCTACGTATACATTATTAAAATAAAATTTATGTTTGTCCCTTGGTCCATCTTTATACTTTTCTGGCTCACTACAATCTTCTATTTTAAGAGAATGAATTCCAGGTTCCAAGTCACAAACTATGCGTTCTTCTATATAAGTTTGGTAACCAGACCAACCAAACGTTCTCTCATATAACATATCTTCGTCAACATATAATCTATATGATGGTGGAATTCCGTTCCAATGACAATGTACATCTGCAACTATTAGGCATTCCATAATTAACTTTTCCCAAGTTTTATTTTAATAGCACGTAATTCTTCAGTTATTGAGTTATAACGTTTAATGAAGTTTTCTTTAACGCCCTTGCCTATATTTCTTTTTACTTTTCTTTGTCCAGATTTTGGAGGAGTTCTACCCACTAAGTAGAATGCTGCCATTTCTTTACCCAACGTATCGCCATCAACATCATTTTGGTCACCCATAGTTGCCATACTATAACGTGGGTCTTTACTATTTTTCACCACACCAACACCTGCAGCTTCTTCATAGAAACGATTCTGAATTTTCATCTTTGTGCCAGCCTCGTTGTCAACCCAGTTGTTAGGATTACTCATCTCTTTTGGTTTATAAGGGTTGTTTAGAATCTTATCACCAATATCAGTTTTTATAGTATTTGATTTAAAATCGCCTGGCATATCTACTGTTTTGTTGTCCCATGGTTTTCCAGAATTTACAACATTGTCCTGTCCTGCTGGATATTTTCCAGTATTATACTGATCATGTCTATCTAATTTATAAGCCAGTTCTCCAGCACGAAGTTGTTCGGGAGAATAATCATCTCTCCAATCTTCGTCCACCATATCAGTTGATAATTTTTTAATCATTACACCAGCAGGTCCGAGTTTTACACTCTTAACTTCAAAACCGTCACCTAACACAGATGCAACATAATCACGTAATTCTTTTTGTGTAAATCCTTTTTGATATGTGCCAATGGTACTAATCATACTCATTGGTTCTTCACCAGGTGTCCCTTTAATTGTTAACACATCACGCCCACGAGTCGTGATGATTGCTACTCCACCCGGTGCAAGAACTCTTCCAATATTTTTTACAATAGTATCACGAATGCGATGTTCACCAACATTAGGAACAACATTTAAAACATTTAGATTTACAATACGTTTATAGCTGTTATCTGGAATTTTTGTTACATCAACATAGTGTGGTTTAAAATCTGGATTTGGAAATGGTTCATAACTTTCTGCATCATCACCAAGTTCTGGTGTACCCTTACCAAGACCAGCACCAAAGTCTAGTGCTTTACCTTGTACGTTATGTTGTTTAAATATATCACTGGCTTTTTTATATGTACCAAGTGTTCCAGCAATTTGTGTCTTACGTGCATTCTCTGGTGGTGGAATGTCTTCATTAACTTGCTCTGCTGGTTGAATTTTGTCTAATACTCTTCCTATTTCTGGATCATCACGTCCATACATTTGAAGAATAAATGATTGGCGTTCTGTTGGATTATTGCGAATACTATTCCACAGATCACGAACACGATCACCATGACTGACATCAACTTGTTTCTTGCCAATTTCTATTACTTTTTTGCGTTCGTTGGCGATGATGACATATCCATGCTTATTAGCAGTAGTGCAGTCTTCCATTTTAACAAATGATTTATAATAAGATTCTGAACCATCTTTTTTTGTAGTATTTGGACGTAATCTATCTTTGTCTGGCTCACCAACTGCAACTATAAAAATAGTATTTGATGGGTCAAATCTGTCGGGAAGTTTATAGGGATTTGTGGATTCTATTATACGGTCTGTTGGCACACCAGCCGCATTCATCAGTATAGTTTTGTCTGAAAAATTAAATGGGCTGCGGGGTGGTTCTGTTTTGTTGCTAGTAGCAATCCAAACGTTGTCTCTACCATATTTGTTTTGGAGCGAGGTAAAAACATCTTTATGCCCAAGATGAAATGGCTGAAATCTGCCAGGATACAGTATTACTAACTGAGTCGCAGATTCAGCCACATAAGATTCAAGAAGATCAGCAATAAACACGGATATTTTCCACTATATTGCTATATTTAGCCTAAATTGTTTCCAGTAGCCAGATGTAGAAAGGGGACGTAAATGGGAACTTCCACGTTCCATTCCACCCCAAATCCACGCAATTTCTGATTTCTGTGATTGATTTTTGTTGTTCGTTTAGATAATTTTCTGGATATATTGGGTAATATAAGCTATTTGACCATAACAAAGTATCCATGGATATATCGTCAATTTCTAGACTTTTTATAGATAAAATCATGTCATTGACGATATTATTGGATTCATCTTTGATAGTGTCTTCTGATAGTTTATTTAAAAATTCTATTCCAAAAAAATTATTACCTTCTTCTATTGAAATATCAAATTCAAAATATTCTATTTCGTGTGGAATATTGCTCAATGAGCCACGATACATTTCTACTTCATTTACCATTAACCTAAATTCTGGTTGTTTAAGTTGGGAAGTTCCACACAACCCAACTTTAAAATGTAAAGTTTCTGTTTCCATTAGGCAGGTGCTTTTTGCGCCATCTTAATAGCATCTTGCAACGCAGCAGGACCAGCATCAATCTGTGGAGCATCTCCAGTTGGCTGTGCAAATTGAGGCATCTTACTTAGGTCACCAACAAACTCATAATGACCAATGTGGTTCAATAGTACCTTACCATGTGCCCAAATCTCACCACCCAGTGCAGACCAACGACGGCAGAACAACCAGTCTTCTGAAAGATAGTGACCTTTTTCATCAATACCAACATCAAAGATTGCATACATAGTTGGTTCATATTGTTTACCTAGACCAACATCGTCAACGTATTTTGTTTCTGGATGTGCTTCGCAAAGTTTTTCATATACATGGCGTTTAAATAGTAGGAAGCCAGTGCCCATAGTATCCACTGTGAAAATATCACCTTGTACTTTAGTTTGTGGTTTTAGATTAATAACATAGTTAACTGGAAGTGCTTTCTTAGGATATAGACCACCAATAACATCTTTGTCACAAGCCATCATCTGTAGAATAGATTCTGGTTGGAAACGAATATCAGCATCAATGAACATAAAATGAGTTGCTGTTTTATTAGTCATCATTTTAGCCATTAGATTATTACGACCACGAGTAATTAATGACTCATTGACCATTGTATCAAGTGACCAATTTAGTCCAACTTGTTGTGCCATAAGAATAAAACGTAACAATGAAGTCATTGTAGGTTCACTTACCATACCACCATAACATGGAATTCCGATGTGTAAATGACATTTGGTAAAGTCAAATGGTGTACCTTGTTGTTGTGTACTTGGTTGCTGTGCTTGTGCTGCACGTGCGGCTGCTGCTGCTTTGATTGCATCAACTGCAGATTTTTGGTCAAGTTTATTTTGAGGTGCATTGCCCTCACCGATTACTTTTTTGGTCATTGATTTTCTCTCTTGGTTAAATTTGATTATGCTATATTGACTTCAACAACTACGCCGTTGCCGAGTAATTCTTCTACAACACCTTCCAGTGTTGCTATTATATCTTCTCCAATAATTGGGCTTTCAACTGTTGCAGTTCTGCCATCATCAGGTACTGATTTATGTAATTTGCTTACAGTAATTACTATTGTTTCTTCTTGAATTCTAGCCATGTGGCTCTCCTAGATTATAGGAATATTTATTCTCCAATATATACCAGTTCACAAACTTCTCTGACAATATCTGGCTCAATAAGTCGGACAAATTCTACCACTCCTGGATCATTGGTGTAGAATAAACAACTCCACATCCAATTTGGTTGTCTAGTAAGATGATATTTTGTTCTTTCAGTCACGTAAACTAAATCTTCTAGACTTTCTAAATAGTCATTTACTTTTTGTCTTGATAATTCATTAAAACTTTTTTCTCTTAAAAATACCTTATATTGAAATTTAGGTTTTGATTTTACGAGAATCTTATTATTTGATAATAATTGCTCGTGTTTGGTGTTTTCTGGAGCAGAGAATTTTGAAATATAATGTTTAAACTGAGTTGGGATATCTGAAACAAATTGTTTTATTTCATGTTCTGATGACCCATATATTTGAATTTTGGGTTCTTCTGTTCTAAACTTTAAATTCGTGTGTTTGCTCTTTAGTTGTTTTATTAGTTCTAAAAATTCAATATCTGCACTTTCAAGCCACTTATACATCCTATCATTATGCCACGAACCACCATAATTGTATCCACGATTTAATTGTTTTCTGATTTCAATGCTACTTAAAATATCGTGTCTTTCTGCATGAATACTCTTGCAGCCAGGAGCAAATACCTCTAGTTTATAGAGGTATTTTCTAAAGTATTGCTTGGTTGGGTGTTGAAATTCAATATTGTTATGCTGTTTTTTCCAGAATAATGTATCCATTATCATCAATTCTATAAGTGGTGTCTGTTGCTGCCATAGTAGTGAATATAAATTCATTATCTTTGTGATCAACAACAATGATGCTTTGTGGTGCAACGATTTCAAAAAGAATTTTCTTACTCAACGGAACTTTAATAAGATCATTAATTTTACGTTGTAGTGGACGTGCACCCATTTTAGCATCAAACCCTTTTGATACTAATTCATCCACTGCCTGTTCAGTCAACCGAACACGCAATTGTTTTTCTAGTAACAATTCATTGAGTTCACCAATAAATTTACCAACAATTTTACGCATACTCATATCGTCTAGTTTACTAAACTTCACAATAGCATCTAAACGATTGCGAAATTCTGGTTTAAAAAAGTCTTTTACTGCACGATCATCTTCACCAGTTTTTTGCAATTCTTTACCAAATCCAATAGTATTCTTTTCACTATCTGCAGCACCAAGATTTGATGTAAGGATAATAATAGCGTTACGACAATCTGCTTTTTTACCATTGCTAGATGTAATGGTGCCTTCATCCATCATCTGTAGAAGAATATTACTTACATCTGGGTGCGCTTTTTCAATTTCATCCATTAATATAATACAGTTAGGATTCTTTTCAATGTCACTAATTAGCAGACCACCTCCTAGATTGCCATCTTCATACCCCACATATCCTGGTGGTGAACCAATTAGTTTAGACACTGTGTGCCGTTCTTGATATTCACTCATATCATAGCGATGTAATTTCATACCAAGATTTTCAGCAAGCAATTTAGCCAGTTCAGTTTTACCAGTGCCAGTTGGTCCTAGGAACAAGAAGTTACCAATTGGTTTATTGAATGATTTAAGACCAGCACGACTAACATAAATCTTTTCTAGCACTGAATCAACTGCTTGGTCTTGACCATACAATTTTGTTTTAATGTTTTCGTCAAGATTTTCAATTCCTTTTGTGCCTTCAGTATTGCCAATTTGCTCAACTGGAATTTTAGTCATTTTACTGAGAGCATTAACAATATCAGTTCTTGTGACAGTCCATGTATCATTCTTAATTTTAAGACGTGCACAACAAGCATCAATCAGATCAATTGCTTTATCTGGAAGCTTTTTATCTGTTTGGAATCGTACACTAAGGTCAACTGCAGCATCAATAGCACCATCGTCAACCTTGCCACCATGGAAGTTTTCAAAATGCATACGTAATCCATACAGGATATCCTTTGCCACTTGTGGGCTAGGTTCATCAATAGTTACTCGTTGGAAACGACGCATTAGGGCACGATCTTTTTCAAAAGATTGTGAATATTCTTCCCATGTGGTAGAAGCAATAACTTTAATTTTACCCTTGCTCAAAGCAGGTTTGATTATATTACTAAAATCAACCGAACTCTGGCTACCACTACCTGCACCACGCATTTGGTGTGCTTCATCAATAAACAGAATTGATTTGCCTTTGATATTCAATGCAGCAATTACTTCGTGTATCTTTTCTTCAAAGTCACCACGATATTTGGAACCAGCAAGAAGACTGCTAATATCAAGGTTGTATACAGTATAATCATGCAAATATTCTGGTACTA